AGGTGGCACATCTTCACAAATGTCTGGACAGCATTACAAAGGCACTTTCTAAATGGCAGATCGCAGAAAAGGATTTCCGACTATAGAAGAGTCGATTAAATTTTTTGAAGGTATGACTCCAAAACAAAGAGCAGCCATGCGTACACTGTCTGAAAATGCAAAATACAATAGAAAAAATAAAAAAGATTATGTAATAGAGCCTTTTACTGGACAAAAAGGTTTTCGTTTTAACAAGGGGGGAATAGTAAGTAAAGTAAAACAAACAAAGTATTTTTAAATGATTGATCCAATTACATTAGGTGCCGCAGTTAGCACAGCTACAACTTGTTATAAAACTTTCGTATCTATGGTACAATCAGGCAAAGAACTTGAAGACTGTACAGCTACTTTAGGAAAATGGATGGGTGCTGTATCTGATATAGACAACATTCACAAAAACTCTAACAATCCCTCAACATTTGATAAATTATTTAACGGCTCTGTTCAAGAAGTTGCAATGGAGAGTTTTGCAGCTAAGAAGAAAATACAAAAACAACGTGAAGACCTTAAAAACTGGTTAGTTGGTCACTATGGCTTACAGGCTTACGAAGATTTGTTACGTGAAGAAGGGCGTATACGAAAAGCTAGAAATGAAGCTATTTATCAACGTGAAGAGCAAAAACGTATGATACGAGATTATACTATTATGGGGATTGCTGTTTTAGTTGGCACAAGTGCTGTTGCCTGGATGGTTTGGTTGATT